TATGTACAATATGCATATATGCAAGAGGGCCCAGTCAAGGGCTCTCCCCCCTCTATTGGCGTGTGCTAGCGTGGGCTTGCACGATGCTTGCTTACGCTTGCATCGTGCTTGAACCCTACTTTTTGCTTGTTTTCTCGCGTGTTTGGGAGGTTTTACTTGCTTTCGCTTGCATTCTCTGCTTGCTTACGCTTGCACGCGCTCGCATCCGTATTTCTTTGCGCGTCACGGTTGGACGAAGCGCCGCCGCCGCCTTATAGCCGCGCACCGCGCCGCGCTCGATTGCCTCTTGTTCGCTTACTGCCAGCACGCCCACCCTTGGACACCGAGGCGCCTGTTCGCGATGCGCGGTCGCTAGCTCGGTGTCAGTGCCGCTCCAGGTTAGAACCATCCCAACTGCCCCGCACATCTCGCACGCCCAATGCTGTGTTTTTGCCGTCATTCGCCATCCTCCCGGCGGTCGATGATGAGGTGCGTCACCTTGTCGTGCGGATGTTCCGGGTGCGCCTGCGCGACGTGCCCGACCAACTCGGCCCGAAGGAACGTCGCTATCTCCAGCGCATTGATGCCCGACTGCGCCATTTTCCGATCGCAGTACCTGCAGGTTGCCGTCGCCGTGTGGATTTTCATCTATACCCCCGGCCATTCCGTGTCGAGTTCCTCTTGAAGCGGAATTACTGCGGTCCTAGCGGACGATTGAGCCTTAACCATTGGGTCCAATGCGTCTGTTAATTTTTTGAATTGCTCCCACGGGATGTCGTTCGCGTGATGGTTCGTCACTTGGTTCACCGCTTCGATCGACGCTTCGAGCGCCACGCGGGCTGTGTTGAGTTTCGCTATCGCTGCCTTTAGTTGCTCTGGTTTCATTTGTATTCTCACTTCCCGTGATGTCTCTCGACGTAGGACGCGAGCGCGACCCGTACGAACTCGTTGAACGACCCGATCTTTCGCTGGCTAGCGCATTCTTTCGCCCGCCAGTAGTCTGCGGCCGGCAGGCGCACCAGGATTGAGCGATCGTTCGCCACAGGGGCGGCAGGACGCCCGGCCTTCCGTTGCGCCCCACGCGGGCGCGTAGCGGTTTTGGGAGGCTGTTCTGACTTGATCGCGGTGATGTCGATGACGCCGGCCTTGCTCATTGATTTCCCCTCTCGCTATTTTTGCTAGCAATGCTATCTACAGTAGCTTTGATATTCTTCCATAATCCGGCGCTCTCGTCAGCGGCCGGCCCGGTGCGGTGGAGTTCGGCGGCCACGCGCCCATCGGTCAGCGCCGTGGCGTAGGCCGTCCGAAAGACCTGGAACGTCTCAGCGACGGGCCCGAAGTGCGACAAGGCCGCGCAGACTTGCGCTGTCACCGCACTGTTCGCCCTGACCTGGGTGATCGCGAATAGGAAGGGGATTTTGTACTTCCTCAATTCATCGATCGTTTTGGACACGGACCATAGGTCTGCCGCGCTCGGGCGCACCGGGACGATCACGAGGTCTGCCAGCCGGCAGATCCCAATCGTTTCCTTCCCCTCGCTCGGTGCCGTGTCGATCAGGACGTACTGCGGGGGAGGGGAGAGGTTTGGGACGGCCGACAAGATGGTCCGGACATCGGCACCCTCCAGCCGTTGCGGGCTCTCTGCCTTGCGATGACCACGCCACGCGGCAAGGGTGCCCTGTGGATCGGTGTCGATTAGGTGGACTGGACCGTCTCCAGCCCGTTCGGCTGCGACGGCCATGTTGATGCAGAGGGTCGTTTTTCCGCTCCCGCCCTTTTGTGATGTAAACGCTATAACAGTTGTCATGGCTAGCAAACCTATCATTGAAATCTTAGCTAGCTTGGATATTTTTATGATTTAGATATTTTTTATATCACAATGAGTCCGTTTTTACCATCCGAGCGGACGCTTTACCCGATCCGGACGGCGACGGAAGGGCCTGCGCTTTGGTTTTGGCGCCGGCTGGAGCGGCGATCGGGTAGTTCGGCGGGGGAGGATGGGCCCGATTGTCCGATCGTGGCTCCTGGCGCCTCCTGGACGGTTTTCCGATAGGAGGTCGGAGGCGACGATGGTGGTGGTCCGGGTAAGTTTTGCTATTAGGGTGTGGTTTTAGAGTTACCTGGACTGTGTTAAATGACTGAGTGTTAAGGCTTTACTGGCTTCAGTCCGAGTAGGCCGGGTAATCCGGGTACTTTTTCTTCCTAGCGCGTGCGCGCGTATGTGAATTTATATGTGTTTTACCTGGACTACTTGGACTGAAAATTACAAGCCTCTATTTTCCAATAATTTACAGGCAGTCCGGGTAAGAAAAGTTACCCGGACTACCCGGACTTACCCGGACTGGTTTCTAGTCGAGTTGATCGTGTGCGAGTCGGTCGAACAGGCCGGTCGTTTTCTGGTGCTGCTCGAATGCCGTCGCGGCATCGCCCCAGGACGGGAACTGCCACATCCGGCTCCGCTCGCCGCCGGCCCACAATTTACGTTCTGAGAGGTCTGGAAACACCGCGAGTAGTTTTCGGCTGAAGTGAACGCTGTTATGGGGGTAACGCTCGTGAATATCTGTCATTTCACGGATGTAGTCCTGGTACACGTCGTCTTTTTTCGCGCGTGATCCGAAGGGGATCGGCTCCGGTTTTCGGATAATGGCGTCCTCTGCGATCCGGCCGTACAGCCATCCGTAGAAGGAGCCCAAACTTTGGATTTGCTGCTCATTCCGGTAGGCCCGAACGGCGGCGCTTTCGGTTGGGATGATCAAGCGAGGCGGAAGCGGCCGACGTTGGAGGTCGTGGAAGAATCCGGCGAGGGCCGGGCCGTCAATCTCCGCGTAGAGGGCGTCGAAATACTCGCGATTGCCGGTCATCCCATCCCAGGTCTGCGCGATCACGTACCGGCGGTCGCCGGCCACGATTTTGAGCACCCAATCTTCGTTGGACATCATCACGATGTGCAGGCAATTGCGCTGCTGGTACGCATCGCGCCCCTTGCGCTCGATTGATATGACCTGATCGGTGATGAGCGACTTCAACACGCTGGCGCCCGCGTTGTCGCCCGCGAATAACGCTTCTTCCGCGATGGCGCAGACGATATCTCCGAGGTGCGCGTTGAATTTCCCGACCAACTGCGATGGGCTCACTAACTGGTAGCAGGATTGAGGCCCGATCATGCGCCTGAGCATCCGACCGAGCGAGCTTTTCCCCGATCCGAACCCACCTTTCAGCACGAGGGCGACCCCGGCGGGCTCTTGAGGCCGCTGGAGCATCAACGCGATGAAATCCAAAATAAATTTTTCCATTTCGGGGTCATCGTTCGCGAGCACGCGCCGAATGTGCTCGGTGATGGCGGGGTAGGGGTGTGGCTTGATCAGATCGGGCGTGAATCCGAAGCCTCGGAAGCGGTTGTACACGTCTTTCGGGACTTTCGCGCCGGGTGTCGGGTCGAACACCATGCGATCGAAGCGTTCTGCCTTGGGATGGCGCAACCACCACAACCCTTGCGGGACTTCGACCGTTTTTCCACCGTGCATTTCCTCGACCGCGAAGCCTTCCGTGAACGTCACGAAACTGCGGTCGTCCATGCCGACCAATCGCTCCAGCCCCATGTCGTCCACGATGCGGCGCATGATTCGGCACTTGTCGCCGTCGCCGGTGACGAAAAATCGGCGGTTGAACTCTAAGAGCACCAAGTCCGGGTCAACTAGCTGCCTAGCCACCTAGCGGCCGACCTTCTCAGCGAGGGCCGCGCGGAGTTCCCGGTTCTCAGCCAACACGTCACGAAGCCTCGCCTCCAGGGCGCGGCAATCGGTAGTCGTCTGATACAAATTTGACATCGCTAAGGCCAGCAATTCGCGGGCTTCCTTAGCGGTCGCTTTCGGTGTCTTAGAGGCGGCTAGGCGAGTCTTAGACTTAGGGCTAGAAGATGGCGAAGCAGACGGATTTTTGCTAGGATCGTAGTCCTGCACGGGGCCCTCCTTGGAAGGGTCTTGTGTAGCGGGCAATCGCGGTTGCGAGCCGTGATCGTCCACTTGCTAATCGACGCGCGCCGCCCATATCGACCCACGATATTGGGCGGCACGAGACGACCCGGAAACTTTACCACCACTCACAACCAAGATCACGACTGTCCTAGTCGGGAGCCCATCCCGCTAGGACTTTGCGCGCTTAGTTGTGTAGGGGAGTTAGGTGGGAGCCGGCCGCTTTTCGGGATGGGGTATGAGCCCGTGGATTCCCTTTTCGCGGCCCGGCTCCAATGTCAATGCCGGACCCACCGACGTGACACCACCAAGACGCACCGTCGTGCGTCTCGATCGAAGTGACGGTATAGCAACACTGAGCTAGTCGTCAATTGGACCCGTGCTACTCTGGCGCCTTCGATCATTGACCCACAATGGCGAAGCGCAAGCCGATCCGTCGCGCTCCCCGTCGTCGGCCGAAGGTCGCGCCTGTCACGCAAGCCGTGTCAGACTCGACCACGCGGCCGGCGGGAGCGGAGTCTCGGTCACGGTTGTTATGGCCGGCGTCTCCGTTGCTGGGGAGCCCTCCGGTTGTCGGTGCTGATTCCACACCGCCGGAGATTCTGCCGGCCGCGCTCGCGTCAACCGTCCCGCCGATTCCCGACCATCCGATCGTGCATCCGGTCGCGATCTGTTGCTGGTGTCAGGGCAGCTTCTATCTCGCGCACGCGAATCCGCCGCAGTGGTTGTGTCTCACCGAAGCGTGCGCCGCGCGTCAGATCGCGGCGTCAATCACGCGCACGTCGCTCTACGGCGACGATGGCGGATCGCCCTGGCTGTTTCTCCCGCTGCCGATCAACGTCTCGCTCGCGGACTCGCCGTACAAGCGCACGCTGCTCGCCGGAGCGGCCGGGTCAAGCAAGAGCTTTGGAGCGCGGTGGTTGGCCTATCGGGAATGCCTCACGCGGCCCGGCATTCGCGTGATTCTCCTTAGAACCACGTACGATGAAATTTATAAAAATCACGCGCAGTACATGCCCGCTGAAGCGGTCGCGCTGCAGCAGTACGGCCACGGGCGCGTGAAGTTCACCGGCGGCAACTACAAAGCGATCTATTTCGAGAACGACGCCTCCTTCCTGATGGGCGTCTGCTCGACCGAGGCCGACATCGCGAAGCATTTGGGCAGCGACTATGACCTCATGCTGTTTGAAGAAGCGGTCGCCTTCAGTCCGGACGCGCTCACGCAACTGCCCGTGCGGGATCGCGCCTCTCCCACCGCACGGGCCCTCGGCGCGACGGACGGCAAAACGTGGATGCTGAGTAATCCGGGCGGGCAGGGGATGCTCACGCTGCAGGATTTCTTCATCACGAAGAAACCCGATCCGCTCGATTACCCGACCTACGATCCCGCGCTCTACGGCTACATTCACGCGACCCTCACCGACAACCCGTACCTCCCACCGGACTACGCGGAAAAAAATCTGTCGGGCCTCTCGGCCGCGCGCTACAAGCAATTGCGTCACGGCGACTGGACGACCTGGGTCGGCCAATTCTTCGAATTCGATAGCGAGTCCCACGTGCGAACCCTTGAGGTGCTGTGATGGCGAGTCCCTTTCAAACACTCCGCTCCGCGTTGCTCGCTGGTGGTGGTCAGAAGCCGTCGATGGGCTCGCCGATGGCCGAATCGAGCTTCTTCGGCAAAGTGAAACCCGCGCCGCCGCCCGTGATCGGGGATGCGCTCGGCCCGATCGGCGCGGCCGGCGATGCGCTCAGTCAGCCCATGCCGAAGTTGAAAGGGCCGGCGCCGCTCGATCCGATGACTCCGGGCCCGCCGTCCGCGCTGCCGGCGATCCCGCGCGGCGACGGCGATCCGGATGACCTCGGCGGGATGCCCGATCGCGATATGGACGACCCGGCGGCGAATGCTGCCGCCGACAAAGCGCGGCAAGCGGCCGACGCGATGGGTATGGGCGCCGGGATGGCGCCGATGGTCGGCGCGGGCGGCCTCGCCCCTGGCGCGGCCGATGATGCGCTCGGGGCGCCTCCGGCCGTGTCGGATGGCGGCGTGATGCAGATCAGCGGCGGGCTGGGTAAGGGCGGCGCGATCCCGCGTCCGGCGCCGCCGCCGCTCGGCATGGGCGTTCCGGTCGGCGGCGCGGCCGGCGCGATCGGCAAGCTCGGGCAAGTAGCGAAGGCGCCGGCTCAGAACCCGAGCGGCCTGTTGGCCGCGATTCAACGCGCGATGATGGGCGCGCAGCGCCGGTGACACAACCCGGCGTCTACCCGGTCAGCGGCGCGATGTACTGGAGTCAGACCGAGCCGGCATGGATGGGCGTGTTCATCGGCCTGCCCGATGGGCGTCAGTACCTCCGCTATGAACTGACCTGGAGGCACGCTTCGCCGGAGGACGCGGCGAAAGACATCGTAGCGTTTCGCCGCCGCGTCGTCCCCGCGCTCGGGTCGGTGTGGGCCCAGCCCGCGCTCTGGCCGGCGGGGGACTTCGGGCCCTCGGTCGCCCAGGTGTTCGGGCAGGGGGGCGTGTCACTCCGGAAGGGCAACGACGATCGGATCAACGGCTGGAGCCGTCTGCGGTCCTGGTTGCGCCCGCGCGTCTACGGCCTCGACGTGTCGCCCGGCCTGATCGTGCATCCGGTGTGCAATCGCTTTATCCGCACCCTGCCCTCGCTGGTCGCCTCGCCGGCCGATCCGGATGACGTGCGCGACTCGCCGCTCGCGTTCCCCGCGCACGCCGTGCGGTTCTTCCTGATGGGCCAGCCGCCGCCCTGGCAACCGCTGCCGAAGCCAGAACCGAAAGAAGGCACGTGGGGTTTCGAGTTGAAAAAATTTCGCGAGCCCCCCTCGCGCATCGTGGTCGGGAACGATCTGGTGAAGCAGTAAACACGGGAGGGTCTGATGAAAGCTCTACTCTGGCGGGCGCTCTATGCGGTCATTTGCGTGTTCATGGTCTTGTGGCTCGCGCCGCTGGTCGCGGCGGCGATCGGGTTTCCGTTGACGGGCGCGGTGTGGACGCTCGTCAAGGCGATCATGGCGTGCATCGCCGTGCTGTACATCATTTGGGGACCGACACCCCCGGCCCCGTTCTGATGCCCGAGATAAGCGACCCGCCGCCGTTCGCGCCGTCCCCGGAGTGGATCGAGGACTGCCTGTTCTGGCGTGGCGAGGTGCTGTTAGGCCGGCAGGCGCACTGGTGTTTCGAGTACGACGGCCTGCCGGTAGACGAGACGTGCCCCGAGTGGCCGTGTCACTGCGCGTGGGCTGAGCCTGGCGAGGCCGCCGATGCGTCGTAGCGCCGGCACGATCGCCTCGCCGCTCTGCATCTACGGGGCGTCGTGCCCGAAGGCCGGCCGCGCCCTGTTGGGGCCGCCGCGCCAGTACGCGCATTGCGTGAACCGCTCGATCACGTGTCAGGGTTGCGGGGCCACGGGCGAGGAATCCATGTCACTGGACGGTGCCCCAAAGCCGTACCGCGACCTCAAGCGCAACAAACGCCGCCGGGCTTGACGAATAGGCGTATGCTGCTTGGCGTATGGCGCTAGACCCACTGGCACCATTGGACCCTACCGTCGATCCGTCTCCCCTTCCGACTCCCGATGAGCCGCTGAACCCGAACCTCGCCCTGCCGTGGGGCGATGACGACACGGGCAACTGGCGCAAGCGCATCCAGGTCGCGAAGGACGGCCTACAAGCCGTCATTGACGACGGGAAAGCGAACGTCGAACGGTACACGAATCGGTACCTGAAAAAGAACGAGTTGTCGCGGGATACGGTGAGCATTCCGCAAGCGTTCAGTTTCACCGAGACGAAAAAGCCGCAACTGTTCTACCGCGTCCCCGAGGTGCAATTGACGGGGAAGCGGCCGGCGGCCGATGCGGTCGCCCCGGTCGTGCAGAAAGTCTTGAACGATTACCTCGGCCCCGAGCACATCAACGTGCGGATCGCGATGGCCGAGATTCTGTTCGATGAAATTTGCGCGACGGGCTATGGGGTGGTGAAAGTCGGGTACGAATCGGCCACGGTGCCGGTTGAAATGCCCGGCGAGCCGGCCGCGCCCGGTCTGCCGCCGGCCGAACCGCAGATCGTCCAGGTGCCGGTCTACGAAAACTACTACGTACGCCGGATTTCGCCCGGCCGCCTCTTGCGCCCGATCGAATTCCACGGCCTCGACTACGACACGGCGAACTGGATCGGGTTCACGTTCACCGAGGACGTACCGCCGAACACGCCGGGCGCGACCACGACCGACACGAAGGCCGACGATCAGTTGCTCTCCAAGCCGGCGGTGTCGGCCGGGACCGGCCGCACGGTCGCCACGGGCGTCGAAATCTGGTACCGCCGCGCGGCCTTCGATCCGGCGGTGAAGGATCCGCAAGAAATCGCGGTGTTCGTCCTCATGGACGGCGATGACACGCCGCGCGAACATCGGCCGTCGCCGCTCCAGCGGCGCGGGCAGGCTGGCAAATGGATCGGGATGACGGGCTTTCCCGTGAAGGTGCTGAAAATTCGCTACGTCTCGGACTCAGCGGATGCGCCTTCCGATGTCTCGATTACCCGCAACCTGTCCGATGAACAATCGCGCGGGCGCACGCAACTGCTCCGCGCTCGCGACCGCAAGATGCCCACGGTGATTTACGACAACACCCGGCCGGGCATCCGCGAATTGATCGACAAGATCGAACACAACGATTCCAACGCCTTCGTCGGCGTGCCCGGCGACCCGCGCGATATTTTCCACACGCTCGATAAGGGCTCGGTCGCGCAGGAAAGCTACAACTTCAACGATTACGTCGAGCGGGACATCGAAAAAGCGTGGGCCCTCGGATCGAATCAGCAAGGCGTGAACACCGACTCGGCGCGCACGGCGACGGAACTCTCGCTGGTGCAGGAAGCCACGGACACGCGCCTCGCAGCGGAGCGCGATGCCGTCACCTACTTTTTCACCGACAAGATCGCCCGCAACGTGCTCGGGTTGCTGCAACTGTTCGCGACCGCTGATTCCTTTGTGCGGATCGTCGGCCCTGACGGCGCGGTGCAGTGGCAGAAGTGGAATGCCGATAGCATCCAGGGCGAATTCAGCTTCAACATCAAAATCAATTCGCAACTCCGGCCCGACTCGGCGGCCGACCTGAAGAAGATCATGGATGTTGTGAACTTCAGTGCCAAGTCGCCGTACGTGAACCAAATGGAATTGTGGCGCACGGCGATGCAGCAGTGGGGGTTCGATCCGAACCGGATCATTCGTCAGCCTGATCCGCCGAAAGAAGAAGGCCCGCGTCTCGCCGTCTCGATGTCGCTCTCGCCGGCTGATTTTGTGGACCCGCGCACGCGCGTCTACGCCATCGCGCTCGCCAAGGCGGCCGGCGTCGAGGTGCCGATGCTGCAGCTACCGGGGGATGTCGCGCAGTTGTCGGCGCCGCCGCCGGCCGCCGCTGGCGTGCCGATGAAACGCATGGGCAACCAATTGACGCCGGGCGCGCTCGAAGAAGCCGACACGCTCAGTAAACACAAGGCTCTGGAAACCGGCCGCCTCGACGGCGCCGGCTCGTCAACGGGCGCCGCGCCCTCGGTGCAATGAAATCATGCCGATTTTTGATCGCGCGTGTGGCTCGTGTGGCTGGACGAAAGCCGACAACTTGGAAAAGTCGTCAGCGGTGGACTTCCCCTGTCCGTCGTGCGGCGGCGCGACCGTCCGCGAATGGACGCGCCCGCCCGCGATGATTCCCGATACTTTTTCCACACCGCTGGTCGATCGCATCATGGACAAGCACACGCAGGTGTTCTACTCGCGCAGTGAGCACAAGGCCGCGATGCGCGCCCGTGGCTACATGATCCGCGATGAGCACGTGGGGATGCCGGGCTCGGACAAATCGCCGCAATCGAAACGGTGGGTGTGACGATGCCCGAGACGATCAAGGGTCAGGTCACGCTGTACGACGCCGCCGGGCAACCCTTCGTGAAGGATCTGCCGGCGCAACCGCTCACGACGGAAGAAGCGCGCGTGATGCGCGACTTCAAAAAAATCCTCCAGCGGTACTCCCTCCAGCACAATTTCCGCTGCGCGAAGTGTGAGAAGAATCGCGCCGGCCTGCCGGGCTATCTCGATTGGACGATCGGGCCCAACAAAATCGTGCTCATGTGCGGCTGTCGGCAGATCGTGTACCTCGGGGCCACGCTCTAAGGATCGCCCATGTTTGACACGCTCCTGGTGAAGCACACGACGCGCCTGAATGAATCCTTCGGGATGACCTACTGGGCGCCGATGCTGCCGAGCACGCAGTTCGACACGATCACGTGGGCGACCGGCGAGACGGAGCGCGTGGCGCGGGTGAATTTCCCCGACAACGCCCCGATCGAAATCGTGTTCTTCGGGGATGCCGATGATGCGGCCCGGCCGAAGTACCTCGACCACGGCTGGCGCATTCTCGGGCCCTAGTACGACTTACTGTGTAGGCCGCTTTTGTGCCAATTTCGGAAGCCGGCCGGACACGCCGGGTGTAGGATGCGAACTTCGTCGTAAAGCAATTTCTGGCGCACGTGGCTCCGCGATAGCGAGTCACCCTGACAGGGGTTATGAACGAGTCAGCGACCCAGGGAAGTCCAGCGAGCGAAACAGCGACGGCGCCGGCACCAACCGGCGGCGTGAGTGCCGAGTCGCGCCCGGCAAGTCAATCCGTCGGCAGTGGTGGATCAGGACTCACGACTCCGGACCCACCGCCATCGGCTGAGGCTCCGATAAGCCTCCGCGATGCCCTGAGAGAACCACCGCCGGCAGCGGGCGCACCCGCATTCAAACGCGGGCCGATCCCGTACGACCGCCACGAAGCGATTTTGCAGAAAGCCCGGCAGGATGCCGCCGCCGAACACACGGCGCACCTGTCGCAGTACAGAGGCTTGGACAAGATGACCCCCGACCAATGGGGCGCCGTGTCCAACCTGATGACCGACCTCGCCAGTCAGCCACTCGACACGATCGGGCGCTTGCTGGATGAGATGGGTCAGAACCCGCAGACCGCGCGCCAACTGCAGCAATGGGCGGCGCAACGGTTTCCGGGCCCGGCGCCGCAATCGGCGCCGGTGGCAGCGGCGGCACGCGCGGATGACGATCCGATGCCGCCTCCTGATGGGGACGGAGGCTACACGCAGGATGGGCTCGCCAAACTGTTGGCGTGGAACACCCGGCGGGCGATTGGCGAATTTCAGAAAGCCAACGCGCCCCTCCAGTCCGAATTCAATCGTCTAAGAACAGAGCGCGAACACCACGCCCTGGTCACGCAGGCGAATGACTACGCGACGAATTTGCTCACCGAAGTCTCGGCGCTGCCGGGGTTCAAGGAGCATCAAGCCGCGATCAAGGAACGATTTCTCCAGTTGCGCTTTCCGAAAGGGACGCCGACTGGCGACATCACCGCTGCCTTGTACCGATGCTATCTCGACATCGCTCTGCCCTCGGTTGCACGTTCGGCTCGTCAAGATGTGATCAGTGCGCTCGACACCAAGGCCAAAGCCTCGACGGTTTCCCCGCAAGGCCGCTCTGCAGCGGTCCCGGCGGGGAAGCCGAAGGGCTTTCGTGAGGCATTGGCGGCCGAGTTCGCGAAATAGTTTTTCGCACGGCTCGGCCGCCACGTCTCACGCCTGTTGACTGATCGGGCGTGATGTCATGGCAGATCCAAACATCGGCGAAAGGGTAGCCGCGACCTATGAGCGGGTATACCCAAAGAAGCCCACCGACAATATTTTTCAAAGTTGCGCGATCTTCTACGCGCTCGGTGAGGACGGGTTCAAAGAGGGCGCGAGCGGGGGAAGGCTGTTCGAAAGTCCCGTCGAGTACGCCGAAAACAGTACGCAGCAGATGGTGTCGGAATTTTCCGAATTGGATCTCACGCGGATCCCGGTTTTCGACGCCGCCCGCTATGACCAGAAGATCGCGGCTGGCACCGTCGTGTACTCATACCTGGAAATGAAACAGAACCAGGGGAGCGACGAAGCCAAGTTCGATCTGATCGCGGCGCGCATCGAGAACGGCCGGAAGTCGCACATCGCCTTGCTCAACCGGCAGGCATGGAACACGGCGCCTCCGGGATCGCTCGATATTACCTCGATCCCGACGTTTATTTCCACGACGCCCGCCGTGGGAGTTGTAGGCGGAATAAACGGCGCGACGTTCACGTGGTGGCGCAATCGTCAGAACCTCGGCACGAAGTCCGTCAATCCCGGCGACAACCTCATCAACGCGCTCGAACTGACATGGGACCAGTGCTCGCTCGGCGGCATCAAGATGACGCCGACCGCGATGGTGTCCGACCTCGCCTCCTTCGTGATCTATCAGTCGGTGCTCGGTCAGCGTCTGCGGTACATGGTCCAGGACCTCGGCAAGAAAGGTGACGCCGCATTCCTGAATAGTGCTGTGATGTTCAAAGCGACCCCGTACTTCTACGATGAGGACGCACCTGCTGGTAACTGTTACATGCTCAACAATGAGGTGCTGAAGATGCAGTACCTCAACGGCGCATGGTGCCAGCTTGATCCGGCAGTCGATCCGGCTAATCAGCTAATGAACGTGCATAAGCTGTACACGTTCTGTAACTTCACCGCATCCGCGCGCCGGCACCTCGGCGTCGTCAACGTCATCAGCTAACCGCTGACTCACAGAAGGGGAGCGACGATCATGAATCTCGGAACGCAACCTACCGTGCCAGCGGGCGACACCCTGCTGAACACCGCGACCGCGCCGGATCGTCCGGCCGGCGCGTCGTACTCTCGGGACGGCCGGAAATTCCGGCTGGTCAAAAACGGCGCCGTCGCGCTCGCGCAGGGCGTGCTCGTCCAGGGCGTGGCCGCGAACAACGGGCACCTCGGGATGATTCCCACGGCGGATGTGCCGGTCGGCGCGCGGGTCATCCGCGTCACGGCCGGAGCCGGTGCCGGTACCAACGCGCCCGCGAACACCTACGCGGGCGGGCTCGCGATCATTTCGACCGGCCCTGGACAGGGGCAGGCGTTTTCGATCCAGAGCCACGACGCGATCGTGGCGCTCGGCGCGTTCAACGTGCAACTCGCGAGTGACGATCTGGTCGTGGTCGCGCTCACCGCTGCCGCGTCTCGGGTGGATCTGATCGCGAATCCCTACACCGGCGTGGTCATCACGCCCGGTGCGTTGACGGCCGGCGCGGTCGGCGTGACCGCCGGGCCGATCGACGCGAACAATTGGGGGTACGTGCAGGTCGAAGGACTCTGCGCGTGTCTCTCGGATGGCGCGGTCGCCATCGGTCAGGCGGTATCTCCGTCTGTCACCGTCAACGGTGCCGTGGTGATCAACTCCACGACGCTGCCAGTCATCGGGCAGGCGGTTCAGGCGGGCGTGGCCGGTCGCGCCTTCGCCGTGAATCTCGCGCTGCCCTAACGACGCCCCGTGTAAGGCTCGCCGGTCACGGAGTCGCGTCTTGCACCGCGATGCTCGTGACCGGCGGGTGTGCGTTTTTCGAAAGGAACCCACATGCCGCCCGTCGAAAAAGCGACCGTCGATCCGCCCGTCACGCAGAACGCGCTGCTCGATGCGCTCAAACTCTTGATCGATCATCAACAGGCGTCCGGCCTGACCGAGACGGCGATCGAAAAGCTGGTCGGGAAAATGGAAGGGCGGGAAAACCGCTCGAATCCGAACTACCCGAAGCATTCCGCCTTCGCGTACCCGGAAGGCGAGCGCGCGAGGCCGAAGCCCACGCTGCTCCGCGAGACGTGGCACAACAATGCCCGCGTGCGCGAAGATCAATGCACGCCCGAAGAAATTCTCGCGTTCAACGCGCTTAGTCAGTCGCTGCCGAATGCCGGCGATGAACGGTCCTCGCGCGATGGCCGCTGGATCGCCAAGGTGAGCCGCAACGGCTCGAAATTGGTGGTCGCGATTCCGTGCGCGACGATCGAGGACCGCGACGAAGCCAACGCTTCGACCGTCCTCATGTTCTGCCGCGAACTCGCGGAAGGGAAGGGCGCGATCACGCCGCAGACGATGGCGGCCGACATCGCGCAACTGCAGGCCGATCGCGATCGGCTCGAAGCGATTCTCAAGGCGAACGGGATCACGCTCGGCGCTCCCGCGCCCGCGTAACGGTGCGCGATGACGCTGGATGAATTACTGATCGATTGCTGCACGCGGTTGAACTACCCGCCTGACCTGACGGTGGTGGAACCGAAGGTCAAGACGCGGCTGACGGCGTTTCTCAATCAGACGCAGTTGGAAATCCTCGGGCAACCGTCGTATCTCAATCTCTTGCGCGTGAACCACACCTTAACGACCGTGGCGGGCGTGTCGGAATATGGGCTCCCTGGGGATGTCGATCGGATTGCGGCCATCGTGGATCGCCGCAATCAGCGACAACTCGGCATGATGTCCGTGGATGCGTACCGACGCTACCTTCCGGATCCGTCACGTCAACAAGGGATGCCGATTTCGTACGCCTTCGACGGCTGGGCCTCGCTCCAATTTCAGCCCACGCTAGCGGAAGCCACGTATGTGTATTCCAGTGCCGTGGATGACGGCACGGTGCTGTTCGCGCAGGGGGTATTCGCGACTCCCGGCGGCACGGGCGAATTCCTGTCGCGCCTGCAGGTGGTCTTGAACGGGGCGGCCAATGGTGTCCAACTCGCGCCCGCCGGGGTGCCGTTTATCACAGAGATTCAATTCTCCAAGCCGCTGGTGTCCTCACAAACCTTGATTCAAGCCAACAAGCCGCCCACGCGGCTGTTAAGCGTGGTCACGGGCGGCACCACGCGGCCCCGGTACGCGCAGGTCTATCTGGCCCCCACGCCGAGCGGCGCGCAAGCCCTCGATGTGTTCGCGGAGCGCCGCGTGGACGCCTTGAAGAATCCCGCCGATGAATCCGTGATCCCGCCTCGGTTCCACTACATCCTCGGGGCCGGCGCGCGGATGAAAGAGTATGAACTGCGCGGCGACACGACGCGGTACGGCGTGGCGAAACGCGAATTCGACATCGCGCTGAATTTCCTCAATTCGTGGATGAGCACGCAACCAGACGCGAACGATCAGATGGTGCCCGACGATGGGCGCCGGCTGGGATCGTCCGTGCTTGGTCCCTGGTTTCCTTCGACGCCCTACCGCTGAGAGGTGCCCCATGCCCCGCAAAAAAGAGCACGACGATCACGAGCCAATGGCCCTGGCCGATCCCGAGCCGGCCGCCGCGCCCGCGCCGCTCGCCGTGCCGGTCGGCCTCACCTTTGTGTGGTTCTCGCCCGCGCGGAAATTCATGGGTACCGTCTCGATCGCCCTGGCCGATCTGCCGCACGCGGTGCTTGGCGCGTCACGCGGCGGCCCGAACGGGTACGGGATCGTCTCTGTCTCCGGCCGGCTGTTCTCGTGTGTCGGGGACTTCACGGGCGATGACAACCCGCTGCACAACCCGTTCATCGGCTTTCCGATCTACGTCGAGGTGTAAGTCGTGCAGTTCAAGGCTGGCACGCAGGTCTGGACGTGGGATCGCTGCTACGGCCGCGACAACAGCCTCCTGCCCACGGAACTCAGTGAGCACGTCTTAGCGACGATTGCCAGCAACGTCGAATTGACGTTGAACACGCTCCCACGCCGCCGCGCCGGATCGACCGCGCAAAATTTCAGCGGCGGCGCGGCCTTCGATGGGTTTGTCAAACTCGGTCGGTTTTTCGGCCACATCGGCACCGCCGATCTGACCTCTGACGAATGGCTGTTTTGGTCCGATCGGACGGGCAAACTCTTTCTCGCGCGGATGAATGCCTTCGGCACCGCGCCCGTCCTCCCTGCCACCTCATTCGTTGGGACCACGTTCTCCGCGTTCGGGCGCGATGTCGTGTTCTGTCAATTCAACGACAAGCTCTATGTCGCCCGTCAGAGTAGCGTGGATCGGTTGCATGTCATTGATGCTCGCTTCGGTTCCCCCGTACTGCGCCGGGTCGGGCTCCAGCGTCCAGCGGCGCCGTCCCCCGCCAATCAGGGCGCGGGCACCTACAGCGGGTTTCGGTACTATCGCGTGCAAGCGCGCAACAGCGGGACCGCGCCCTCGAATTTAGGCGATCCCGTGGGGTTCACGCCGAGCGGGACCGGGGATCGGGTGCGCGTGAACTTAATGGGCGTGCCGTCGCTCCCCGAGCCCGTGACCGTGTGGGCCGTCTATGCGTCGATGGACAACGCGCTGTACTACAACATTTCCGGCGACCTTAACGCGCTCACCACCACGTTTTTTGACGACATGATCGCGCCCGCGAGTTATGCGAGTTACCCGCCCGCCCCGGAAGAAGGGTCGTATAACACGTGGCCCTCGGTGCGCTTTCTTCTGGCCGGGGTGGATCGCCTGATCGGGTTTGGCGTGGCGGGTGGGGCCGATGGCGGCGCAGTCGCGGACGGACGCGCGGGCAACGTCAGCACACAAGGGCGCGTCTGGTTTTCGCCGGTCCTCGGCACGACCGCGAATTCCAACGATGATGAGCGCGTGCCCGTGCAACTCGCGGGCGGCAACCCGATCCAAAATTGGATCGACGTTGGGCGCGGCTCCGGGGAAACCGATACCGGACTCGGCGGCCCGATCGATGGGATGGCCCTGGTGTTTCAGTCGCGCGGGATCTACTTACTGATCCCGACCGGCAACGTGTACGCGCCGTTCAAGCGCGTCACCGTCTCCACCGATGTGGGCGCGGTCGAAGGATCGATCTTCAACGGGCAAGACGAACTCGGTCGCCCCGCGACGTATTTTTGGGATCCCACCGCCGGCCCCTATCGGTACGGGGCGGCCGGGCTCCAGTGGTTAGGGTTCGACGTACGAGACGTGGCGGCCGAATTTAACCGGCTGGCACTCCCGATGGTGCGGGCGCACGGGTGCTTCCACAACCAATCGCAAACGGCGTTCTTCTGGCTAGCCACCGGCACCGTGGCGGGTGCGACCACATGTAATCGGCTTATGCGGTTCAACGCGCGGCTCGGGAAAGACACCGGGCCCACCGGGGTCCGGTTCGGATGGACGGACGATAACGGCGATTTTGCGACCGCCACGGGATCGGTGATTGCGCGGTACAGCGCGAACAGCGCGGGGCTTCAACCCAATGCGGTCTTTCAACCCCTGGTCGCCACGGGACCGAAGGTGCTGATGCGCGATCCGGCGCAAATCACCGACGCGGGCACGGCGTACCGGGCGGTGATCGCCTCAAAAACGATCCAACTCTCCGCGAGTGCCTTTCAAATCCACCAACTCGTCACGGATTGGCTCTACGTGCAGGCCGCCCGCGCACAGACGAACGTCCGCGTGGACATGTTGCGGAATTATGGCGACACCACGAATGTGGAGGCGACCCGATCGCTCTCGCCGCCCCTGCAATTAGCCGAATCGCGCGTACTGGTACGGTTTGAAGGGATCCAGGTGCAAGACGCGTACGCGATTGCCGTGCAAATCGGGGATCCTCTCACCGAGGCCGCGACCGCGAATTGGCAACTCGATTACGTGACCATG